GTTTAATTAGTGATGGAATATATTTTCTATGTCTATTGACAAGTTTAGCAGTTTCTGCTACAGTATATGCTCGTTCTCTATTTTTTCTAAAGTCAACTCTTAAACATGTTTCTATTCTATCTTTTGTGATATTGTAAACAGAAACTAAACCAGTTGATCTTGAGCTATGGTACAGCCTAACTAAATCTCCATTAAGAAACCAAACCTTTTGATTACCTTTAATTACAGATTGGCTATTGTACTCTTCGCCCTTAATTGTTCTTTTCTCAGTAGCCATTTGCCTTCCTGACTTGCACTTGGTGGGTGAAAGAATACTCTTGTCCCGCAAGATATGCAATAAGTTTCTAGATGATCTATAGATGTATATTGTCTGTCAATAAACATTTTGCTATTACACTTTTTACAATTCAACAATATAGTAACCTAGTTTGGTATTCCGATAATAATTAGGTGCACGTCTACCGATAAGTTTCCACTAGCGTTAAACTTAACAACACCTTCAACTCTAGAAGTAGTTGGTTTTTTTAAAACTACTGAAACGTTTGATCCTGCTGAAGTGTTTCCTGTATTAATTACTGTTGCTGAAACAATTGGAGAATATTTAAAATCACTAGGAAAGTCGTACACAAATGTTTTTTCTGATGAAGCAGAAACTGTACTGTTGTCTGCAACTCCTACAATTCCACCAATAACTCTAGCGTCAGATGTTTTAATGCTTTGTTTTCCAGCACTGGCGGTATCAATGGTAGTATAGTTATAACTTGCAGAAGAAACCTGTGTAGAAAGATTGTTTACTGTGTCAGCCAACTGATAGATGTATGTAACATCTAGTGGTTGTCCTCGCTCAGGTAGTGGTAATTTAGCCATTTTGTTCCTCCTATTACATTATATCAGAGATTGTACGCCAGAGTCATAAACCAAGAAACTATCCCTTATTTCTTTTTTTGATGATACTGCCTGTATTTTTACTCTTACACTTGTTGTCCCTTGATTTGCAAAAGAGTAGGAGTGACCTGTTACTATTCCTTTATAAACAAACTGATTGCTATCAAACTTAACAAAGACATCATAAATTAAAGAAGAGTTTTCGTCTCCCCAGACTGCTGTAATTATTTTTGGGTTTGTTGAAGTTATTGAAACAGCTCCAGATGTAACAACAATGTTGCTTCCAAGAGAATTATAGATTGAAGACCAATGAGAGGCTCTGTTTTTATCTTCAGATATAATTCTGTAACGAATGTTATATTTTTGAGTATCGTAATCAATTGGTGGTAGTAAAGATTTTTTTATTGTTACCTTTTTAATATTAGCATCAGCCATTATGAAACACCAATCGAGAATCTAAACTCAACATAATTGTTTGTATTTGGTGATTTAATAATTGCTTCAGCATCAGTGTTTTGAATAACTGTATATCCAGTTAATCCATACAATGGGTTTTCTGTTGCAATGTTTTCCAGTCTCATTGCATCTAAGGCAATATAGTAATCTGATGATGGAACTCCTCCATCAATAACAGATGCATATATTTTAACAACGCTAACATCGTTCCAGCTAAAGTTTGCACTTGTGTATAGGTCTTGTCTTTGCTTTGAAACAATGTAGTATCTATTAGTTTCAAATTCATCATCTAGTGGTAAACTTAAAGAGCTTCCATTGTTTAGCTCAGCTTCAAACCTAGCATACTCTCCATCTAGAGTATCAGATGAAGAAAAATCAACTAGTATTCTGACGGTATCTGGAACTGCTCCAGAACCTCCATTTTTACTTACTATAGAAAATGCCAATCGCAATTCATCTATTGGAGAATTTTTTGTCAAATCAATGTCTACGCCAGTTATATGTATATGTGATCCACTAATACTAAAATGATCTTGAGTTGGTCCACTCTCTGTGATTACATCTAAATCTGACATGTCACCTCGAATTAGAATAGTATTATTTAAAAACCTACATCTTTCGTATCTCTCTGCTCTAGATGTTTTATAAAATATACTGTTATCAGAGTTAGCTTGAAATACAGGGGTTGCTGTTAGTACTCCGTTTACCGCATCGTATTCTTTTGTTGATGAGTTTATTAAATATGAGCCTGTAATAATATTATCGTTTTCAGTATCAAGCTGTACTGGTATTGTTGGAATCAATGTTGTAGCAGATGAAGTATGGTATTGCCAGTTTTCTGTATTAGTAAAGGCAAAGATTGTTTTGCTATCGTATGCTCCAGCAGACGGGTTTGATCCTGCTGAGTATAGTCCTACTTCTGTAATCTCATATCTTTCTTCCGTTGGCAATTCAGCCGTAAGAACAATTTTATTCATACCGTTTTCTTGTACATACCCTCTTGAAGATATTGGAACTCTAAACATTTCAAAATCTAAGTTCTCTTTATCTGAATAGTCATCAAGGGTTTCTCCAGTGGTAAATGGTTGCTTTCCGCAGCCAACTGCAATATAAGAAGCAAAAGCTGGTGCTTGGCCTAATAAATATTTGCCAATAATAGTCTTACCAGTATTAGTTATCATGATGTAGCGTCTCCTAAATATGCTTCATATATTGTACCACTTAAGCTAATTTGTACCTCAACTTGCTCATCACTATTAAGATTAACTAACTCTATTACCAAGTCGCCAGCAGTATTAAAATAAACATTTGAACCCCCAGGGCCGTTGCCTACGATAGGCACTTTTTCATTTAGATTGATTGGAAAATTGTTAAAAATCTTATCTGACGATCCCTGTAGTCCAACTAAATTTAATGGGTTATATTCTTGTTGGATTGCTGTTAAGTTTTTAATTACATTATAGGATACGCTTTGACCATTAATGGTATCATTTCTAGCAATATTGATTAACTCATGTCCCCCAATATTTTCAAAAATAATATCAGTCATAGCCTCTATTGCTATTGATCCATCATCAAATAAGACTGTATCTATGGGGGCAGTTTTTACAGAATTTTGTTTAATAAAGTTAATGGCTGCATTGGCTAGATCAGCTGGTGTTAATGGAGATGCCGATAAGTTGGAAAAATTAGTTTCAGCCATCTTATACCTCACTTAAATAAATAGTCATAGAGGGGCCATCTTGACCTCTGCTATAGGCAATATTATAAACAACAAACCTTGTAGAGTCTGCTGTTACTAAATCTAATCCATCAGAATCTTTATAGTCTAGGGTAACAATGTCTCCTAATTGTAATGTTGGTATGCTAAAAATGTTAGCTCCAACTATTTTTTTAGGCTCCATTACTTTATTTATAATCCAGTTCATAAGAGATTCTGCGCTATCTTGTGTCTGAATATACTGACTTTCAATAGAGAATTCATTTTTGCCATACGTCATTCTGCTTTGTCTAATTTTGTCATATTTTTCTTTTTCAATAAAAGGAGAAATTATTTGATTTGTATCAGTCAATTCTGGATCTGCCATATTGCTACGCTTTTTAAAAAATTCATCAACCGTTAGTTCATGTGTTGTGTCTTGAGTAAATGTTATTCCTTGAATTCTTAAAAAGCTTCCTGTAGTTTCATCTAAGTTAATTGCTTTGTCTGTAGAGTTGAATACCAAAAATTCTGCGCCATATGAATCTGCTTGAAAACCTGAAACCATATATGATTTAATTCTATTAAAGGTTGGAGAGATTTGAGCATAAAGAGCTGGGTAAGCTCGATCATATTTAATATCAAAATACGCACACTCTCTCATGATTGATCCAAACTCTTCAAAATACATATTATATTTTGGTGGCTGCTGAGAACTTATTCCGCCAAGGTAAGTAGATTGAACTACACCACTCATGGCATATTTTCTAAATGATTCATTTGCATCAATGTCTTTATCCCCAAATGCTTTAGATATTGTTTCTCCAACATTAAAAGATGTGTTCTGAGAATAGTTTTGAGATAGCGCATATATATTTTCAAACATACACCTAGAAGATCCACGAGTAAACAAGGCCATGTTATTGTATATTGGCAGAGGATCGGTATCATCTACTACCTGAATTAGTTTATTATTAATATAAAGATAGAATCTTCTTATTTTACCAATGTCTTCATATTCTACTGATAAATCATATACCGTTGGATTTTCTTCTCCAGCAAGTCTATACTGTCCAGTAAAAGACCCGTCATCAATTAGTATCTTTCCTAGGCCTCCCCATAGCTTTACAGGAATAGCTTGAGAACTTGAAGCATCTTTTTTAATTTTATAAAAAACAATATTATCTATTGAAACACTTGGATTGCCAGCACTGTCAAACTTAAAGTACGACTCAATATTATTTTCAGTAAGTGCGGTAATTTCAAAATAGTAACCATTGTTTGTTTCTGGATTAAGAAGTACTGCTAGTCCTCCTCCTGCGCCACCAATATTAACACTTTGATCTGTAAAACTTCCAGTAATTTGATAGTATGGTGTGCTTCCAACAGGTGTTTGAGATTTAGTAGCATTGTTTTCAATCTTGCCAACAATACGAATTCTAGTTCCAAAATGTTTATATGCATTGTCTAACTGCTTATAAACATAAGACACAAAACTAATTGGATTTTCTGTAGTTTTAAAAGAAGGTCCGTTCATTACAAATGCTGAAGACTGAATTGTTCCAGACTGAGTTGACTGTAAATTATTTACAGAGGTTTCAGTCAAATAAGCTGTTGACATAAAATTCTTAATTATTCCATTTCGTGTTGTTTGTTTTGCTAGAACATTATTTACTCCAGCAGCACCGACTGCTGTTACTGGCAAAGCAATATCTTGTATCAATTGATTAGTAAAAAGGTACTTATGCTCCATGTCGCAACCTCTAACATAATCATTGTTTGACCAATAAGGAGCAATGCCTGCTGTGTGGTAAGCCAACGGGGTATTAAATTGACCACGACCATGATCAACTACTGCTCCAGTTTTAAGCCTAACAACATCTCCAATTGTTTCATAATATGGTGTTGCGTAAATTCTAACTAAGCCAGTAGGGTATATCTTTCCATTAAATGGTATTGATGAAAAATATCTTTGATACTCTTCGTTATTACTAATCCAAACATTGCCAGTTCCTGTGATATTGTATTGAACAGCATCATATTTAATTATTTCTCCATTAGAGTAAAAATATCCCTGATTCCTTGTTAACCAATAAACATTTTCTCCAAAATCAATTATGTTATTAACTAGAACTCCAGCAACTACAACTGGTGCTATTGAAGATAGATCAGAGTTTAATGGCATTGCACCTAATACATAGCTTCCTTGTGTTGATGCTAATTCATTAATAGTTTTTGTATTTTCTGTTCCCGCAACTTCCCACAATAAAGATGGTTTATATATCCAAGTTCTTTCGTTATCAATTAAACTTGCTTGTTTTAACTTGCCTAAAGATCTTTGAATGTATCTCTCTGTATAGTTAATCTTTCCATCATTATAAATTTTTTTATCTTGTGAAGCAATAGATATTAGGTTTGGTAAATTGCCAGATGAACTATTCTCTATAACCCCAGCATCAGTTTGATTATTTGACCCAGAGATTACGAAGTCTGTTGCTCTTTGAGATTCTGTTGGCATTAAATAGTCTTTACTCATAATAATAAAGTTATTGTATTCATCAAAGAACATTGCACTTTGAGTTGCCCTAGCTAATTCATTTAAAACTTCTGCAACATTTTGATCTGGAGCAATAAAAAAATACGGAATAATAGCATCAGACTCTCCAAGAGTTCTTTTAAAAGAATAATTACTAAAACCAATATAGTCAAGCAGTAGGCTAACTGCATAGCTTAAAGATGTTTGCGTGGTAAGCAATCTTGGAGCAGGCATAGACTCTAAGAAAAAGAATAGATCTCTTAAGGTTAATGAAAGTGTAGCGCCAGTACCATTTGACTGTGGCATTCCTTCCGAATACAAAGTCTTAATAGGAACAAAATAATCAAAGCCATCAACATCTAATATTACTTCGCAAAAGCTAAACTTAATATTTTTTCTAATATATTTAGATATAATGCTTGACGTATTATTTTCATTAAAGGCTTGATCATCATCAAACATGTTTAAGTTTCCAGTAGAAGCTAGTAGTTGTCCTACAGGCATTGAAGTAACTCCAACATCTGATAAAATTTTTGTAATCTGAAAATCAGTAACCTTGTCTGAGATATTTACTACTAGTCTTGGGGACATTTCAATTAAATCAAAGGTAGAGTCAAACTTATTCATTGTCTCTACAACAATTCTCATACCACGAACATAATCAAATTCACGATAAACAGTTGATTGATCAACCTCACTAGTAAAAGAATCTGGATTTGTTAAATCTTTTATAAATCCTACCTGAGAGTTTATGGTTTCAGAGCCTATCATCCAACCGTATTCTGGAACAAAGGTTTCATACTCTGATGTTGTTGAATTCCAAACATGAAATGTTCCAACATCTGATGGATTCTCTTGAACTAAATACGCATAACCATTATATGATTTTTGAGGAAGTAAAGTCGTTGATGAAATTTTTTCTGCGTATACAAAAATAGATTTATATTGATCTGGAAGAATAACTCCATAATGTAACTCTAAGTATCCATCTGGACCTATAATACTAGTCCCGTTATCTCTTAAGGAATTTTCATTAAATGAATAAGCATTTACCCAGTTATTACCTTTTAGGTATTGTATTTTCCATCTTGAAGGAGTTGTTTTATTTACATCACCATAAAATTGATCCTCAATTAATTTAGAGCCATCTTTAAACGGTCCTAAATCTGCTGTACCTACATTGGTTTGCATCTTTACAACAAGTCTATTTGCTGGAACCTGTTCTTTATATACAACAAAAGGAGCTGTGTCATCAATATAGTAAACCCCATTTGTAACATTTTTTGCAATCCCGTATTCGCTGTTATCTTCTGTTCTATAAGATGTCCAGTATTTAAATTGGTCATACCTTGAAGCCATATAGTATCTTGGTCGTTCAGCAAGGCTTGCCCCAGAGTTAGCCAAGAATCTATTATTAAAATATGATGCTTTATTAATCCCAGATCTAGGTCTAAAAGGTTTAACACAATCTTCCAAAGAGTAGATCATCTTAATTTTTTCTTTAGTTGATTTAAATGTTTGGGGGATTGGATTGGCTATATCATCATTAAAACCACTATTGACTACTACGTTAGAATCGGTGGCTCCAGTATAGTACCCTCCAGAATCGAGCTGGTCAAAGTCTATAGGAAGTGTAAAGAACTTACTAGATGAGGTAGTCGGTCTATATCGGTAATTACCCAGTTTAAAGATGTTATCTGGCATGTTCATGTTCCACTCAGCCAAGACCAAACTCTGCAGCCTAACGGTCGCTGATGCCTCTAGATGACCCTTCAGTGCCTCGCTTACAAACACTTAAACCTCTTCCAGGGTTACAGACACATTCCAGAGATCCATATTAGTCCCACCACGCTTTTGAACAGAATATGAGAAATCAGATATGTAGACTTCCATGATTTGGCTGTATTGATTTAGATGGTTAAGCTGGTTTGCGTCTTCTGTAAAATTCTTATATTTATCATATGATAGGAATATCCAAAAAGATCCTTTGTGGTTTTCATACCAGTCTAGGAGTTCTGCTCCGCCTGCTCCACCATCTACGGTAAATTCTTGGGATGGGCTTTGACCCTTATAAGGAGATAGTCCTGTTGCAATTTCAAAATCTGCAACATAAGGATATGCTCTTGATGGTAGGTTATCCCATGATGTGGTGATTGTCATCTTATCTGCAATATGGTAAGATCTCATTCTTCCATTAATGGTTCTTTCACGCTTCTCAATACGAGTAGGCTTAAACTCAATAGGCTGTCTATTGTGATCTGAGATTATTAAGAACTGATCTATCTCTGAGGCTGTAGCATCTGGTGCATCAGTTCCTACTTCATATCCCGTTGGAACATATAAACCATTTGAAAGGGTCCCCGCATTATTAGACCATAGCATTGCTTGTGGTCTTTGATACCTGCGTCTTCCAGATAGGTATGCTGTTGTTGCCATTATCGTTGTCCTCTAATTCTTTGTCCATCAATATACTTAATCTTCTGCATTACTGTGCTAGCAATATCGTCGGCATTTAAATTGTTACCGCTGACATTTACACTTAAACTATAATTATACACTGAAGAGTCTGTAGAAATACCGTCATTTATTTTTGCTAGATTATTAGCGCCATAAGCCTCTACTGCTGACTTTTTAATAACAAATTCTCCTGGAGTAAGCATGCTTGAAATAGTGTCTTTATTTCCAAGTCCTGGAACAAGTCCTCCAGTTGCCATCATTAATCTATGTGCATCAGACTTGCTTGGAGCATAGTCTTCATCAATTAGTTTAGTTAATTTTTTTAATTTTGAAGCACTTATCTTGGACTTTATAATTTTTGGTATCTCTGGGTCAGGTAAGGCAACAGGTGGTATTGGTGTTGCTGGGCCAATTGCTGGAATTGAAATTGCATCAGCATTAACTGCTCTTAAAACATATTCATTTACATCTTTTGTTATTATTTCACCTTCACCTGGAACAGTATTTATTTGATGAATTCCTACTTGATTTTCATATCTTGATGCTACTGTAGCTGCTGGTTTAAAGCTTTCTAGTATAAACTTTGTATTAGGGGCAATAATGCCCTCGTGACTTAACCCTTGGGATTCAGCAAATGCAGCAATGTCGGGTATTCCTTTTACGCCTTCGCCAAAGTTTATTACTGCTAAAGCGTCTGTTTGTCCTCCGCTAGTTCCACCAAATGCTGCAATTTTTGCAGCAGCATCGTAATCATTAGTTATGGATCTAACTGTTGGAGATACAAAAGATTCTCCTATTTGTAAACCAGACAGCGCCTCTAAATCTACATCGCTAAGTCCACGATATGAAGTTGTTCCTTCTGGAATAATAAATTTTTCAACCAGACTGTTAATTGGACCCGATTGGTTGGGAAGATGACCAAGTAGCGGTTTTTCTAAATAATTTCTTAATGCGAGAATGTCTTCTGGTGAAACACCAAATTTTTCTGCTTTATCTAATGTAGCTAATTCATTTTCATAATATCCTCTGTCTTCTTGATATTTCCAGTACGGGCTATCATTTGCGCTATGTTTATCAAAAAGTGCTTTTTCTGGAGTGGGTTCTGAACCGTAAAGTGCTTTGTATTTTGGGTAGAGGTCAGTATCCCATGCGGGGTTTTCCCCTCTTAATCTTACAGCAAGGTCTTCTTCGGATACCGCTTTCATCAAATTATATAATTTATCATAATCTGGATTTTGTTTTTCTGTAATTCTTAATTCTGCTGCTCTCCTATTATTCCAGCTTCTTCCATACGCAATTAATGCTTCTACGTCTTCTGTGTTTGAAGGCTTTGGTAGTGGTTCTGGTAATTTATCAGGAGTAAAGTTCTTTGGTTTAATTACTCCCATATCAAGCAATTTTTTAAATAAATCATCTTGACCAGGATGGATTGTTTGAATAGTACCTCTACCCAGTAAATCTATTTTTAGTAATTGCTTAAGTGATTTTAGTGTCATTCCTTCTGGAAGGTTTGCTCCTGGAACAATTGAGTAAATTTCATCGGCTACATTGTCTCTACTTGGGCCATGTCGAGTGGGCATTCCACTCATTGCAATTCGCTTTGCCCCACCAATTTCAGATACTAATTCTGGGGGTAGGAAGGATGTAAATTCATCATACATGCCACCAATAGAAAGTGGTGTTGGAACTTGTTCTGGTAGAACATCTATTCTGTATATGCCAGCGTTGCTTCCAGACAATCCTGATTGGCTACCTGTAAGATTTAAAAATCTTCTTTCTTGAGCAAAAGCTGTTGCCATTTTTGATGACATGCTCCAATATCCGCCAAGTTCGCTAAATGCTTGAGTAGCTTTAAACATAGCAAGCTGTTGATTTGGATCTAGTCCGTGTGCCTCGGCATATGCTTTATTTGCAGATTTCATAAAATCTGGGACAACAGTTGCTAGATCATTTCTACTAACCTGCCCTTTTCCAAACGACTGTACGTTCAATAGAAAATCTTCTTTTGACATTCCTTTAATTGATTGATCGCCTTGCTTAGCTAAAATAGAATATGCTTTTTCCCAATAATAATGGTAGGCTTTAGCTAAATCTGTTGTTGGTGTTTTATTAAGAATATTATGGGCCTCTATTTGTCCTTCAGCGCCAAGTGTCATTTCTGGTAAAACTCTTCCATCTCTTTGAGCAAATTGAAAGGCTTTGCCTTGCAAGTTTCTAAGAATTGTTTTACTTGCTTTTGAAGGATTCATAGCATTAACAACTTCAGGTTTAACAGGTGGAGCTGGAAGAGCAGCTCTAACAGGTGGAGCTGGAAGAGCAGCCATAACAGGTGGGACTGTAGGGGCAGCATTGGCTACAGAGATTGGAGCAGATTTTGCTGCTGCACGTGCCTTAGCTGCATTTAATAAACCTTCTGACCAATCTCCTGGAAGCCAGCCCTCGTTCAAAGGTACTACTTCGTCCCCAATGCTATGTGCAAATTTATCTCCTGCTGGTGTTCTATAAGGACTATGCGTAATTGGAGAAATTGATTTAGCATAATTCCACATTTCTGTTCCAATAAGTTGACCTTGGTGTGCAGGAAGTACTTTTATACCTTCAACAATGTTAGTTATTTTATCCCAGCTTAGTTGGCCTATTTTTTCGCCATCTTTTGTTACATTTATAAAATTTAGATATGGATCTGATGTATCTACATTTAACGAGTATCCCTCTGGTAGTTTAGGTTTTGCTGCAGGAACATCTGAAACAACTGGGACTTCAGGGGCAGTATTTGCTACAGAGATTGCGCCAGGATTATTTAATTTGGCTGATAGCTTAGTAAACATATCAATGCCCAAATCTTTTTCAACAAACTTTTTTACACCTTGAGGAATTACTTTGGCTGCAGCGTTTACTACTGGCTTTGCTAATTTTGCAATTGGGATGGGTATAAGGTTTAACGCAGCCATAGCGTTATCTCCAACACTAGACTTCATGTCTTGACCTGTAAGTCTAGCAGCCGTCATTGCTAGTGGGGCTAATGGCGATGGACCACCATATTTCATTAAGTCTTGAAGAGTCTTACCAATTGATGGTAGGCCAAAGAAGTTTGCTGTCTGCTCCCAAGATTCTTTATTAAATATTGCCTTAAAACCTTTAGGTGCTGCCTTATCTTTATTTGGGCCAGAGCCTCCAAGTGTTTGAATTGGAATTCCATTATTTGTTGTATAACCACTTGGTGGAGTTGAAGAAGCACCGTATTTATGTTTATGACCTACTGGACCGCCCTTGTGTAAATATCCTTCATTTAATGCACTAAGCATATTCATGCCATATTTATCTACCGCTGCTTTTCTGACAACAAACTCTCCTGGGGTAAGCATAGCTGGAACTGTGTCAGTTCCCTTGCTAAATCCTCCAGCAGCAAACATCTCAGGAATTAGTCCACCATAATTATAATAGCCCATTCCCTTTAATATTGCTGCTATTGTTTCAGGGTTCATTCCTTTAAGCTGAGGGTTTTTTGCAAGCCCCTCAGCGTAAGTTCCGTTAGGTCCAGTTGCTCCAACAGTTACTACAGGAGGTATTACAGGAGGTACAACAGTGCTTATGGCTAGTGCTGCAGCTTTAGAGGCTGCTGCGATGCGAGTAAGCCGATTGGCTTCTGCTCTTGATACTCTAGCTAATTCAGTTACTCTCTTAAGCTCTTCTACTTGCTGCTTAGTCATTTCAAACGAATCGGAATATAAATCATTAAGACGTGCTGCTTCTGCTTCATCGGCTTTTGCTTTGTTTTCTGCGTCAGTTGCTCTCATTGCATCCATTGCTGCTAATGAATTTGCTGCATTTATTTCTGCTTGTTTAATGTCGGCTATTCGCTTTAAGTCTTTTGCTGCTGCATCGTCTTTGTCTTTTTGAAGTCCAGCAAACGTTCTTACTAATTCTGCTGCTGCGGTTGTCGCTAAACCTATTTGTGTTGTAAAGTCTAATGCTGCAGCTTCTGCAGCAATTAGTCCATCTTCTATTAATTTAAACTCTGCCTTCATTGCTTCAGTTGCAGATGTAATTTCTTTTTCTTTAGCTTTTCTAAGAGCATCTGCCTCAGCCTGGGCTTTTGCTAATGCTATTTGTGCATCTTTTAATTTTGTTTCTGCTGCTGTAAGATCTGCATTTAAACCAACCATAGCAGTTGCGTGGGCTTCTTGTGCTGTCTTTAGCGCTGCTTCTCTTGCATCTTGCTTTTCTTGAATTTTATCTTCTTGTGTATTTATTGCTGCTTGCTGAACAGATATAGCAGTATTCTTTGCTTCTATTTGCGTTTGAATTAAATATAAAGCATTGTTAACACGTTGTCTATCTAATTCTTTTGCATATATATCATCTTCTATTTTTTTAATTTGAGTAATGATTTCAAGTCTCTTTGGATCATTTTCAATTTTATAAATTGCTTCTTGTTTATCTGCAATGTCTTTTTCTAGCTTTGCTCTCCGTACTTGAATCTCATAAGAAGCTCTTTCAATAACAAATTGTCTTTCAGCAATTTGATCTCTAGTTAATCCATCAGAAGATTTAACTGCATCAAGTTCTGCTTGTTTTGCTTTTCCTAGCGTTCCTTGTTGTGATCCCAAAGATTTTTCTGCATTGGCTGCTCGTATTTCTTGTACCGCTGCTGCTGCTGCAGAGATATCACCCTTACTTAAAGCATCTGCTAGTCCAAGTTGTTGCTTTTGTTGTTCAACAATATCTTGATTAAGCTCAGCAACCTTAGTTAAAGCATCTTCTTGTACTTTATATTTATCGTTAATTGATTCAGTTATCTTATCCATTACCGCTAAGTCTTCGCTTAACTTAGAAGACTCCTTCTGCATATTGCTAAGTGGTAACTCAAAATCAGTTGAAATTTCTCTTTGAATTCCTTCTATTTCTTTTTGTATTTTTTCAACAGCACGAGTATATTGCATTTCGATTGTTCTGTTATATGATGCAATTTGTTGTTGAAACATTTCAATTGGTCTATTAAATTGTTCTTGAATTCTAGTTTGTGTATCTGCTACAAACTTTTCTGCTCCTTCTAAAGATAAAGAACTAGTATCAAGGCCTTCGGTTGAATCTCCAAATGCCAAGGCTATCTGTTCTTTTGAAGTTACATCTATGTCTTTAGTATCTTTAATTACTTTGATTGCTTTATTAAGTCTTTCAATTTCTTTAGTAAAGTCAGCTGTGTCTGTTTCAAATGTTTTATTTATACCTTCTATAGATTTGTCATAGGCATCAGTTGCTTTATTTACAGCATCATTGGCCTCATCAAATTTTGTTTGTAGTCCTTTTACAACACCAGTAATTTTTCCAGTAACTGGATCTACTATGATGTCATCGTCAATTGTTGCTTGAATAGCATCAACAGTTTTATCTGCACCTGCAATAATTGGGTCCCATTTATCTGCAACTTTGTTTGCTGTAAATTGAATTATTTTTTGAATGTTAGATGCAATGCCATCAAATATTGATTGAACACTACTTGCAATCTGTTGTATAGATGAAGTGAGAATGTTTACTTTTGCTTCTACTTCAATTGTATATTTGTTATCTGATAATGTTTTTTCAACTTTTTCTTTAAGCTTAGCAAATTCTGGACCTAATTTATCCGCACTTAACATATTCTTTACAGCTTCAAGTAATGCTGGGCTGTCTGCTATTGACTTTAGGTCTTCATTTGAATATTTAAAAACATTTTTTGCTTGTTGTAAAGTATTAAGTTTTTCAGTTGCAGCTGCTTTATCAAGTTTGGCAGCGCTTGCAACTTCTTCTAATGCTCTAGCTAAAGCAAGGGCATCATCTTTGGCTGCTTTAGTCGCAGCAGCCATCTCAAGCATTTTTTTCTTATCTATTTTTTTAGCATTAATTGCAACAGCAAGTCCAGCATCTGCTGTCATTTCAAGAGCAGTTGCAACATCTACTCCTGCTTTTCTTAATTTTTTAAATGCTGCATCTTGAGCAACGCTATCTTGAACAACTCTAATTTGAGCATCATGATATTCTCCAACAACCTTTTCATTAAATGCTGCTTTTAATGCTACGCCTTGTTCAGTTAATACAACCTTACCTTTTTTAACACGCATATAGATATCACGAGTTTTATTATCCATGCTCTCAAGCATGCCTATAAATTCTCTATTAAATCCACCCTTTGTACCAGCCATTAATTGTTGAGATACTCCAGCAAATTTTGTTATACCCTTGCCAGAAACAATCTTCATTAAATATGAAAGGCTTCCTTCAGCATCAATTGAGGCATCACGAACAAACTTAAGTTTCTTGAGTAGTTCATCTAGTGTGGTATCTCTATTTTTAGTGCCATCGCCACCGCCGCCAGGAGGAGGAGGAGGAGGAGGAGGTGGAGTCACACCTGGTTTGTATCGTGCCTTTAGAGCAGCAGTGGCACCTTTTTTCTTTTCTTGTTCTTGATCATATTTGGCATCTGCGCCGACTCCTACGTTTCCTGATTCTATGCCAGATCCAGCTAATTCGTATACAGTTATATAACTAGTAATTGCTCGTTTGCGAACTTCTGGATCAAGTGACATAAAGTATGCCCACTCTTTTGAAATCCCATCAATTGCCCCTGGGGGTAATCCAATATTTTCTATCTGTGTTACTTTTGTTATTGGTTCTGGAAGAGCTTCAAGTTCTGATAATTTTGTTTGAAGTGCTATAAGTTTTCCAACACCATTAACCTTAAGACTTGCGGTAACACTAAAATCTTTTCCATCTGCCTCTAGCAACTCTGTAAGAGTTTTTGTAATGCCTGTATATGTATCTTCATTTCCTACAGCGTTAATGCCAACAAATAATTCTTTTTTGAGATCTTCGTCTTTAATAAATGCTAATTGTCCAACAAGCCCTACGCTTTCATCAATACCTCGTGTTTTAACTGCTATGTCTATTTCTTTATTTAGCGCATCTTCTCCTCCCTCTCCAGAAAACATTTTCATCAGTGTAGAAAGATTAGTTGGATTAGTTCCAGTTGCTGCTAATGCATTAATTCTAACCTCTAAGCTTTTGCTTTTAAGATCTTTAGTGTTTGTTAACATTGCATTTGCGCTATCTTCTAAATTGCCACCTTTATACTTTGTAACAACCTGTTTTCTGCCTGCTTCAATAAACGCTTTTTGTGCTGGGTTTGGGGCTGGGATATCAAATAAACCAAATACAGAAAAATCTGACTCTTGACTCTTTCTTGAAGTTTTGTTAAATGCGTCCTGTTGAGCTTTTAATAATCTTTCTACTTCTGCTCTAAGTTTAATAGTATTGTCTTTGTTTGTGCTTGTTAATGTATCAATTTCATCTTGTGCTACCTTACGTTCTTTTTCTGTTTTTGCAATAGCTTTTTTTGCTTCTAATACTTTTAGATCATCCTCATATTGAACTTTGGTAGCATCTGATTGTGCTTTTGCTGATGAAAGTGCTTGATTTGAAAGTGCGCTAGCAGCAGCTGCAGTTTTATTTGTTTTATCACTTCCAACAAGATAATCTTTTACAAAACCAAAACCAAAGTCTTTAACTCCACTCTTTGCAGAGTTAAATCCACCTTTTGTTGGTTGATTTGGTACAATTTGATCTGCTGCAAGTTCTGCAGCAATAGACTCTTGATTAATTATTTCTAGTCTAACCTTAATAGGGTCTTTTAATATATCTATACCATCAGGGCCGATAATGCTTGTTAGTTGTCCTATAATAGAAGGGTACAAGCTCATGTCTTGAAAATCAACAGATATTTGTCTAGCAATATCTCCTGCTTGAACTCCATCAATAACTCCATCAGATACATAGCCAGAAAGTTGTAATGCAAACTGTTTTACTGCAGTTGCCCTATCAGCAAGTAAACTTTTAGAGAATCCTTCAGAAATTTCTTTACCAACTTCAGAACCCATAAAAGTAGTTCCAAATTGTTGACCTTCACGAGTTACTGGTTTGCTATTAAATGATGGAAGAAAGTCTGCTCTACGAGTAGCCATTATTTCTGAAGCACCAAACTTTTTAGAAATTACTCCAATTTTTTTCATTTTATCTGTAGTTGCAGAAATAGAGTCAATATAGTCTGCTTCTTTTTGTGCCATTTTTTTGGCATTATCAACTAACATCATCATTCCAATACCTAATGATGCAATTGCTGCTACAGCTGCTACCCAAGGATTTTTCATCATTGGAAGAAGTGCTACTATTCCTTGTATACCAAATACAAAAGGCATTGCAGTAGTTGCTATCTCTCCAAGCTTTCCACCTGAGAATGCAGCCATCATTGTCAGACCAGAAATAGCACCAGCAGCAATATTTGATTTATGACCAAGGTCTTTAAATTTATGACCAAGGTCTTTAAATCTTCCAGTTGTATTTTTGACTTCAGTGTTTAATCCATCTAAGTTTATTTCATCTATCAACATTCCTGGACGTGGCGTTCCCATCAAACCAGCCAATGCATCAGCTTGAGAAATTCTGGCATCAGCAAATCCAGGACGAACAGTCTTTACTCTTGGAGCTTTTTGACCCTTTTTACCTTTTTTAGCTTTTGAACCCTGAACAACTTCTTCATCTTTTTTAAGTGGTGGTGCTATTTTTGAATCTTTTGGATTTTTAGAAGAAGACTTAATGTTGGCAGGTCTAGACTCTGTTTGTGGTTTTCTTGTTTTTCCAGTCTTTACATTTTCAATTTCTTCATCTGGTTTAATTACAATGGATGTGTGTCTTTTGTGTAATTCTCTCCAGTCAACCCCTTTGGCTTCCTCAATTCTTGTAAGCATATTTTCATAGTATGGTCTTTCTAGAGGATTTAAATTAAAATCTGTTAAAGCTTGTCTTATTATGCCTTCTTGCCTGTTAATTTCTGCAAGCATTTTGTCGTGGTAAACATCTGAAGTCATGTTCTTTGCAATATCAACAGTTGCATTTCCAAACCACTGTGGAGATCTTGCAGCATTTGGACCTGAAACTCCACCCAAATTCTTTTCTGCTATTTCTTTTATTGAAGGAATATCCATAGTTAGATATCTTGGGCCAGATGCTTTGTTTAATACTCCAGATCTTCCAGGATCTGTTAGTACACTTCCTCCAAGATTTCCCTTTTTAAGGTCTGTGTCTCCACGAACGCCTGCTGCAACTACTTGTGTAAAGTAATCATTTTCACTAAATGTTCTTGGAATTGTTGCTGGATCAAATGCTTCATTATATGGAGACTCTAATGCAAACAGTTTTTTACCTGTTTTTGAATCTTCTATAACTCTCAGTGTTTGCTCTGGGGTGTCTAAACCAACTCTTCTTCCAATTTCTGTTAAACGTTGTTCTGCAAGAGCTATGTCTTCAGTCATCATAGGCTTTACAAATACTTGTGTGCCATCTGATTTTTTATATACTCCGCCTAAATGATTTGCTTCTTCGAAGCTGTAGCCTGAAGTTTTAGATATCTTTTCTCCGTACCTAGTAACTGGCTCATCTTTAAATCTACTATTTTTTACATTTTTATCAGTTTCTGCAAAGATTGCATCTTCTTTTGTCTGTGCTTTAACAGTTGCATCATCAGGGAATAATTCAGCAATGGTTGGTCTACCGCCAGTTGCTGGATAAAAACCTGTATTAAATCTGTAGTCCATACCAGCAATTGTTGCGTGTGCTATTGCTTTTGTAGGATTTCTTTCTACATCTAATACAGCAGCAGCTCGCATTGCTCTGGCCAATGCAGCAGTATTTGGATGCTCTCCATCTACTAAACGCTGAATACTTGCTCTATCGGTTCCTCGTGCTTTTAGTTGATCATCTGTCATAGCTAAAAGATCTTGACCAATACTACCCTTTACGGTATTTAAATAATTATTTGACCAACCTGAATCTGGAACAATGTTTGCTGCTCTAAATATCTTATTTCCATCTGAATCTGTGTGCTCAATAAGGTGTGCTTGTTCAAGTTGAAAAAAACTCTTTTTTTGTCCTGGCGTAAGTTTAATACCACGTTCTTTCAAACGTTCTTCAATTATTCTTTGTTCTTCAATTTGGTTTGAATACCCTGCTTCTTTAGCTAGATCTGATATTTTACCTTTTGTTGCAGAACTTTTTCCAGATCCATGAACTCCAGTTCCAATATTTAAAGCTTTTTGTATTGTGCTAGAAGTAAATTCTTGTCCTGGTCCAGATCTTTTGTCAAATGCTTTTACTATTTTTTCTCTAGTAAGAGTTGTTTGCTCTCCTGTTTTTGGATCTGTAAAAACATAGGTATCTTTTTTATCTGTGGGAACAAACTGATCTATAAGTTTTTTGACATTTTCAGCGCCATCTGGAGTTTTAGTATTATACTCTTTATCAAAAAGTGTAACTTTACTTTTTTCTGTTTTATAGTGTTCTTTTATTTCATCAATAATTAATTTTTTAGTTGCTGCAGATGTTCCTTTTGCTAATAACTTTCTTGCAGTCTTTAGGTCTCCACTCTCTACTGCTTCTCTTAACTTTGTTGCAGAAACATCGTCTGTGCTACCTGGTACTCTAGGCACTTCTACTTTTTGTAAAGTAATCCCGTGTTTTTCTGCTGCTAGATCAAAAACTGTGCTTTCCATACGGTCTGAGCCAAGTAGTACTTTTACTTCTGTGATCCCTCTATTTTTTAAATCTTCCATTACAGCAAATGGATCTGTTGCAACAACTGGTGGCTTTCCTACAGATTCTTCTATTTGTCTAACTCTAGTGTCTAAAGAAACAACACCCTTTTTTGCTTTAGTTCCTGCTGATGTGTACTGTATAAATTCTGATCCTTCAGCTACAGCAAGAGATTTTCCTTGATTAGCAATATCTTCATGTGCACTAGTAAATGGTTGGTGGGCTCCAAAGGCTACAACAGCTGTTGTGCCCTTACTAAACCCTTGAAGTTTGCCATTAACCATTGCATCAATGATTGGTTGGTATGCAGGGTTTTGTGCAACATCTCTTGGAATAACGGCTTCTCCAGGAGTAAGCATAGAAGGTACTGTATCTTTAGTACCTATTCCTGGAACATAAGTTGATCCAGTAGAGAACTTCTTTGAAGTAGGTCCTTTAAATCCTGGTGACATCATTCCTGGATTTGCTCTTGCAAATGTTAGTGCTGCTGTTGTTGCTTGTACATAAGCATTACGAAGAGCATGGACAGCGGTAGCTTCTAAGTTAAATGATTGTGTAAGTCTTGTATGGGCTTGGTTAAGAGATGCTGCTACAGTTGCTGCTTCTAGTTGTTCTGCATTTAGGTATGATGTCTGTTGAGACAATACCGTTGTATTTCCACTAAGCTTTAAGAACCCTGAACGAAGAGCAAGGAATAGTTTAATAATGTTAGCTGCACCGTTAGCAACTAAACCAAATGTCATTAATAGTGTTGGTCCAAGTATACCTACTAGTGTAGTTGCAACAACTATAAACTTTTTAGTACCGTCGCCAAGACCATCGAACTTCTTTAATAGCTCTGCTGCAAATTTTATTATTGGTGTTAAAGCCTCAAGGAAAGCTTTTCCAATTGGCATAATCGAAACTTTTAAATCTTCTACAGCTTGTTTAAAGTCTACGCCTACTGCATCTTCAACTCTTTTTAATTCTCGCTCTGACATAATAGCAAGTTCTTCAACTGATGCTTGTGTTAATCCTAAAACCTTGCTTGCTTGTGTTCCATCTTGTGTAATATTTTGAAACAGTGTTGATAGACGTGCAAACTGAAACTTACCAAATAGCTGTTCAATTGCTCTTGAACGGTTTAATGGATCTAGTGTATCTAATGCTTGTGCAAATCCAATTACTGTATTTTTAACATCTCCCGCATTAGCTTCAACAATTCCATTAATATTTACGCCAAGATCCATAAGCATGGCTGCTGCTTTTTTGCTTGGATTAATTAAAGAAGCAAGTCCAGACTTTAATGCGTTAGCTCCTTCAGAGGCATTAATTCCTCCTTCTTTCATGGCAGTTAAGAAAAATGCAAGATCTTCAACATCTCCACCAAGCTGTTTAATTACTGGGCCAGCTTTTGGAATTGCAATTGTTAAATCTTCAATAGATACAACAGTTTGGTTTTCAACTGCGTTTAAAAAGTTTATCTTACTTGCAAGTTGATCAGCAGATATTCCAAATGCATTTGTTAATGAGATAGTTGTTTCTAGTGATTGTTGCTGTTCTACTCCGCCAAGGACAGCAAGTCTGGTAGCTTCAGCTACTTGAGCAGTAAGCTCTGCTCCAGTCTTACCCATTGCTGCTGCATCAGCAGCCATCTTCATTGTATCTGTAACAGCCACGCCATACTTAGTAAAACTTTTTGCAAGTAATTCTATTTCTTTAATAGCCTTGTCTGTTTCTTCAGCACTTGTAAATATGTCTCCATACACACGCTTAAATCTAATTGCTTGTTCTTCCATTTCCATAAATGTTTTAGAGGCAATGCTGCCAATGTACATTAATGGAACACTAAAACCAACCATAAGCTGACGACCAGCCCATTGTGTATTCTTACCAAAATTAAGAAGTGATGTAGAACCTTGCTTAACTAGTTGATTAAATATTGCTTGTTTTTGTCCTGCAACTGCTGCTTGATTTCCAAAATCTTTCATATTCAAAGTTGTTGGAGTAATAGACATTGCCTTAGTTGCGCCAGATGCATCACGACCCATCTTAATATATTGGGTCTGCATCTTTCTTACACGTTCTTCTGCTACCTTGCCAATTGTGTCAAATTCTGCTCTAAACAATTTACCAAATGATTTTGTAGAAGCACCCGCATAACGGAAATACTCACGCATAGAGAGTTTGTTGTTCTCCAGTGCGTGAGTAAATGACTCCGTAGATGTTCTGACTAATCCCATTTGTGCATGGAATTGACCAGTTGCATTTATAGAATTAAGAAGATTTTGTTGTAATCCCTTTTGTGCTGCAGCACTTGCTGCACTATTTTTTGCTATAGATGCATGAAATGTTGCTAGTTGACGTTGAAGTGTTTTTAGTTCGGCTAATGCTGCTGACGAATCAATGTGTATGCCAATATTAGCATTTACATCAGCCATCAGTTACACCTCTTTTATTTAGTTATTTGCAAGTACTGTATTAAGCAAAGCGTTTGCATCTGAAAGTTTAACTCCAGAAGCTGCTTCAATAATGTTATATACAGTTGGTAAATCTAGAACTTCTTCTAATGCAGAAATGTCATCTGCAAGTTCTGGCTTGTATTGCTTCATAGCAATCTGCACACATTCAACAAGAATGTTCATTGACTTCTCGTTGTTGTCTGCTACAGCTGCCACCTGTTCAAACTTACTCATAAATGGACGGAGCAAAGAAATCTTAAGTGGACGTACCTTAATCTTTGTACCATCAATCAGAGTTAGTTCTGTACCCTCTTGTGTATTTGCCATTTTTTATTCCTCCTATATAGGCTTAGTCAATTATAGCATAAAACGCTGCTCAGGTTAGGTTTTCGTAATCTAATCCCATGCCAATTCCAAAGCCAGCTTTTTGTGCGTTTACTCCTTGAAGTGATAAAACATCATTAGAGTCTCCAGTTTGTCCACCACTAAAGACTCTTGCTTTCATGTCTTCCCACTCTTTTTGTCCTCTGTCTTTTCCGCTTTCTGCGTCAAGGTCAACACCTTGCATAGCAGCAAGAAATTTCTTTTCTGAATAGTCTAGATCTCTTACTGCTTCTAACGTAATCATTAGTTCTGACATAGATAGAGATCTTTCTAGTTCTTCGTAATCTTTCCATATACCCAGCAAAAATACTTCAGACTCTAGTTTAGCTAAGTCTAATGTATCCCAGGTTTCCCCACTTTTTTCTGCTTGGTTCTTTACAGGTTCTTCAGATTTTTTATTTATCTTAATCCCAGCAGATATGTCTAGTACCTTATATATTGTTGGCATGTCAACATTGTCTTCTACATCTTCTACTGTTTTAGATATCTCAGGACAATATTGTTTCATGCAAACTCTTACACATTCTACAAGGGTACCAATAGCCTCATCATCATTTTTGGCATTTTTAATATCATCAAATGCCACCATGAACTCTCTAAGATACTTGATCTTAAGTGGAGATATTTCTAGCTCTGTCCCATTAAATAAATGAACATTTTCAGTCTTATATACTTTAGTTGCCATTGAACTTCTATTCTACCATAAAACAGAAAAGCCCACCTCCAAAGAGATGGGCTATGCTGCTTGCTTAAGAATTAAGACAATGTGTCTCCGAAGGTACGATCAACGATCTTACCATATGAGCCAGATGCATCCTCTGGAAGTAGACGGAATGAAACTTCAAACATTGAAGCTTCGTCACGCTTTGCAGAAACTGTTACGTTCTCGATTGACAAGGCACGGTATGCTGTGTAAACACGCTCTACATCTGCAGATGTGGCACAATCACCTGTTCCTGGTCCGACAGCAACAATTCCACGCTCTACTGGACATTCGCCAAGTTCACCTGCAGAAAGGTTTAATACCCGTCCTGAGTGAGTTGCTTTATTTCCAGTTAGTTGGTCATCGTTAAAAGCAAGTGCTAGTAACAAGTTTTCAAGTGTAGCTTCAGCAAAGGCTGTTGCAAGGTTAACTTGCATTCCTTGCTTGTAAAGCTTAGCAACGTCAAGAATCTGGTCAACTTGAACTTCACCGAAGTCAGGTTGAAACTGCATTTCAAGACCGTTCATTGTATAACCAACATTAGTATAAGCTGCATCATTTGAGAGAGTCTCTCTGAATGATACTTCGGTGCTAAATGATTCTAGTGTTGATGGGGTCAAAGTTGTGTCTGCAACGAATAGTGCAGCTGCTCCAACGATGATATTAGTTGAACTTCCACGGCTATATGACATGGTTACCTCTTTCTTATTCTAGATGAATAGATATTAAATTGTTTGGCGTTTGTTTCCTCATGATAATTATAACAGCATTTTTAATCATAAAATGTATTGGTCGTATGGTAATCATACTCAATAATAATCTTATTTACCATTAAGGTTCTTACTGAACTTAGCTCTAACACGTCCCTAGTTTCATCAACCTGAAAAACCTTAAAATTATGAAAAAATACATTAATGTCTGCTGCAGGAATATTGTTTTTAATCCATTTGTTAACATCTTGCCCTGAAGCATCTTCACGATCTAAAGCTTCAAATATGACCCTGCTTACGTCCATTACCTTAGATAGGCTATTTCCATGTATTGAATATATTAACTGTTCTCTTTTGTGTCTGTAAAAAGGTTTTGGTCTATATCTAGTCATCCTATCATAAAGAACCAAAAATGCGTCTGGGTTTCCTGGAGATGATATATAGTTGCTATATAATTCTTCAATTCCTACTGGAGAAACTGGAATAATTGGGTTAAACTGTTCTGCCCCCGTTAAAATTTCAAACTCTTCTAACTGGGCCTGTATATATTTATTAATATACTCAGGAGGAAACCCTGTTTGTGATATTGTAGCCATAGCCTTATTATACCCCAACCCTTGCGTTAGCAATCCATTTAAAGCCAGTATCTATACCTTTTGCTCTTCCCATCCTAGATCCAGCTGCTACATTGGCCTTATACAAAATTGGCTTACTTATATAATCATATAGACCAGATGCACGAATAAACGATTGCTTAAAATAGCCAAGCATGAATTCATCAACTGCTCTTTCAAATGATCCAACCACCTCAGTACCACCTGGATTTTCAACAGTTACTTCTTTTTTTGTAAAAACAGTTTCTCCATTTGCTTCAAACACAAGAACATCAGACTTGACTGGAGCAATTTTTACTGGAATGCCTTGTTCCATTATTCTTGCCTTATCATAAAATGGAGTGTTTGAGTCTCTTGAGGATGATTGTGATTGTATGAATCTTGACTTAAAGCTAAGTCCTAGGTTGCTTACAGTATAGTTTAAATCATATAGTCTTGCATCTGGGCTACCAGTTTGCATCCATTCATAAATGTGGTGCATTGCTCTTGGATTTGATCTAGCACTTGCGTCAATGTAATCATATAAGGCAGTTAATACTCCATGACCTAGGTTATTTAAGAATACAGATTTGCCTTTTTGAACTCCGTCTAAAAATCCAAAAGAATAGTTTACGATGTTATTCATTTGTTTTTCAAAAGATTTAGTATTTGTATAAACTC